CTTGACGGTCTTGGTGCCGTCGGCGGCAATGCTGGTGACGGTCTTGATGTCCTTCAGCACACCGCCCACCATCTGCCGGGAAGTCTCGGTGATGACCTGCTTTTGCTGTGTCTTGCCGTTGGAGAGCGTTTCGGTGATGTTTTCGGTGGTGCGGGTGATCTTGCCGTCGATTTCGGTCGTGGTGTCCGAGATAGACTTGACGACTTCTGCGGCGGCCTGCTTCGTGGCCTTGCTGGCCTTCTTGGCTCCGCTGGTGATGGCCGGGTAGGGGTTCGCGGCTGTCTGGCTCCCGGCACGGCTGCTGCCGTTGCCGGAGCTGCTTGTGCCCTTCGGGACCCATCCGTTGTCATCGTCCCATTCGAGGTCTTTGTGGGAGCTGTCCCACTGTTTCGCGTTCTTGCGCTTGTTATAGTTGTCCATGTAGCCGTTGTAGGCGGCATTGTAGGCGTCCTGTGCCGCACCGACACCGTTTTTCAGGTTTGCCAGTGCAGCCGCCGCGCCCCTGATTTTGGCGACCAGCTCATTGATCCAGTCCACCACCGTGCCGATGGCGTTCTGTGCGATCTTTTTCACAGACGCAAATGCGGAGTTGACGGCATTGCGGAAGGTCTCGCTGGTCTTATAGGCCGTCACGAGACCCGCCGCCAGAGCCGCCAGCAAGGACACCACCAGACCGATGGGGTTCGCCTTGAGAACCGCGTTCAAACCTGCCTGCGCGACTGCAAGGCCGGTCGCCCCGGCTTCGGCGGCTTTGTGAGCAGCGGTCATGGCCGTGGTCGCGGCAGTGTGAACCACTTCAATTGCAGTAGCGGCGGCTACATAGCCCTTGTAGGTCAGAAACGCTGTTCCGGCAGCGGCCACAACAGCCGTTGCAATGCCGATGGTCTCCTTGAGCTGGGCCATCTTCTCGTCGCTGTCGAGGAAGGAGACCACCACCTCGTTCAGCTTGACCACCAAATCACCCAGAGCCGCAAACAGGCCGCTGGTCAGCTCACCGGTCAGGGCGCTGACATTATCCTTCAGGGTGGACATGCGCCCGCTGAAGGTCTGGCTGGCTTCCAGCATACCGTTGTAGAACTGCCCGCCCTGACTGGTGGCGGCTTCCACAGCTGCTTCCAGCTCGCTGAAGCTGACCTTGCCGTCCGAAATGCGCTTGTACAGGTCGGACATGCTCTCGCCGGTGGCATCACAGATCTGGTTCAGCGGGTTGAAACCCGCATCGATCATCATGTTGACGTTTTCCAGCGTGACCTTCTGGGCGCTGGACATCTTGCCGTAGGCGCGGGTCAGGGTCTGCAGTTTCTCGGCGTTGCCCAGCGAGATATCACCCAGCCGCTGCAGCACGCCGGTGGTGTCGTCTGCCGCAATGCCGAACTGCAGCAACGTCTGGGTGCCCTCGGTCAGGTCGGACAGGCTGAAAGGCGTTGCCGCCGCCATTTTGCGGATCTCAGAAAGCTTTGTGGCGGCGGCCTCCTCGTTGCCCAGCATGACTTTGAAGTTGGTCAGGTAGCTTTCCATGGTGGCGTTGTAGTCCACGCCGCTCTTGACCACCTCGGCCAGCTTGGACGATGCCTGTTTTGCAAAGTCCGCGATCATCTGCCCGGCGGCTACCGTCCACTTACTGGTGCTTTTTTCTGCCGGGTCGCTGTTCAGCCTTACTTCACCGGTGATGCTGAAATCTGCCACTGTGTCCACCTCTCATTCGGAGCGCGGGCACAAGGGCACAGGCTGTTATAACTTGATCTCTACCTCCCGCTTACAGGCGGGATTTTTGCATTTTACCCACAGGCCATGGGCGGATGCGGCATTTTCTGCCCACACCGGCAGCGCCCGGCCGCAATAGGGGCAGGGCACCGGGGCGCGGCTAGTGCCGGAACCGCGCAAGGAACGCAGCGTCATGCTCTTCGACGGACACGACACGGGCGGCACCCCCTCTCAGCTCAGCAGGCAGGGCAAAGCGCTCCTGCAGGTCGGCGTAGCGGTCGCGCATGGAGCCTTCGTATTCCGAAAGATCCATGGTGCGCCAGCTCATGATCTTTGCCATGAGGGTATCCTCCGGCAGGGCGGCGAACAGCGCCCGGAACCGGAACCAGTGCACCTTTTCGCGGGTCAGGTCGATGCCGTAGGCCTGCTGGAATGCCGCCACGATGTAACCGGCATCGCACTGGTAGTCGAAGGCAAGACCGGAAGAGGGCGCGGTACTGCTTTCAGCTGCGGCGCTTTCGGCTGCTTTTTCGCCCGCCTTATAAAACTCGATCATGTACCCGTAGGCATCGATGATCTTCTGAGGGTCGTTCAGAAAACAGTGTGGGTCTTTGTAAAAACGCCAGAGAGCGCTGACCGCAAAACCGATGGGATCATCTCCTGTCTGGCCGCGCACATAGGTGTTGACCAGCCAGACCATGGGCCGGAAATCCGGGATGATCTCGTGTCCATGCCACCGGGTGGGCAACTCGTCCAGCAGCAGATCAGACATGGCGCTCTGCGGCAATCTGCAGTGCGTATGCCGCCAGCTGCTGCATGGCATCAGGATCATCCCGCAGGGCATTCATAGCCTGCCGGGCATCGATCAGCCGCTCGGTTTTCTGCTTTGCGGATACCTGCGCATCCACCCGCTCCACCATCCGGGAGGCAGGCGGTGCGGGATAGCTTACAGGCGGATTGTGCTTGCCCTTTTTGGCCTGTGCGCGGCGCTGCTCCCGGTTCATGAGCTGGGCAGGCTTTGCGGCATAGCGCTGTTTCTCGGCGGCAAAGGCATTGCCCAGCTCCTCGATCACGTCATAGATGGGGGCCATGTTGTTTTCATCCAGTCCCAGACGGGCGGACGAGCCTGCACCGAGGATCTCGTCGATGCAATCCATGGCAATGCGTGCCTGTGCACGTGCATGGTCGCCCAGACGGACACCGCCGCGCCGGAACTGCTCCGACTCCTCGGCGCTCCGGCGCTGCATCCGCTCGTTGGCATCCTCAAAGCGGTCAAGGTCGTTGGCGTTCATCAGGGAAAAATCAAATTCCTGTCCACAAATAACCATGTTCTGGCTCCTTTCAGTTGAGCCGTGCCCCGGTTCTGCCCCGGAGAAAACTAATCACGGCATAAAAGATCCCCGTTCCGGTTCGGAGCGGGGACTGTGTTTGAAAAAAATCAGCCCTTGACGGCCTTGGCAGGCTCAGCGGACTGGGTGGCGGGGTTGTAGTCAAACTCGTCCGGCGTGCCGATGGCCTTCACGTCGCAGGCAAAGGTGGCCTTGGAACCGGCTGCACCGCCCACGTCGGTGGTGACGATGATGGAAGCGCTGCCTTTCTCGCCCTTGCCGGTGCGCAGGCTGAAGTAGATGTACGGCACAATGATATCGCTGCCGGTACCGTACACGATCTTGTGGCTCAGCACAAAATCCTGAAAATCATCGCCCACGCAGCGGTCGCCGTTGACGGTAAGGGTGCGCTGGGTGCCGGTCTTTTCGGTGACGTTGCCGGTACGGATGTACTGAGCATCCTCGGTGGTGGCGTTCAGGGAGCCGGAATGCTCCTTCACATGGTCGGCGCAAACCACCCACTGGCTTTCCTTAGTCTGGGTGCTATCGATCTGGAACGCCAGCACAAAATCGTTCGTCGTCTCAATGCCGGTATACGACGCGCTGGGCGTGATGCCGGACTTGGTAATGGCTTCGGATACGGTCATATCAAAACTCCTTTCATTTTGGCATGTAGTAGGTCAGGCACATTTGCAGCTGCATCTTACAGCTGCCCGCGCTGTTTGTGACGATGTAGCCGCTATTTGTCACGGCAATGCCGGTAGGGGTCTTGCCCCCGCCGCAGGCCGAGAGGTCGGGCAGGTTGTGCCGGGCATCCTGCTGCATGACCCACTCGGTGAGCTGCTCGAAAAAGCCGCTGTTCTGGATGTTAACGGCATCCACCTCGCTGTACTCCCGGCGGCTGAGGAAGAGGTAATTCTTCGCCATTTCCCAGCCGGAGATGTACTTGGTGATGATGGGATCACCGGGGCTGTCCTCGATGGAAAAGGCGGTAGATTCTTCTTCCAGTCCGGCAATGCGGAATGCTGCACCGGTGGCTTCCTGCTCGTCGGCAATCAGCGGGCAGGTCTTGAGCCATGCCCGCAGGGCGGCAATGGTGGGCTTTACGGTTTCGCTCATAAGTGACCCATCCCTCCCCAGAATGTGGTGACGGCCTGTGTGGCAATGTAGGCAATGGCTTCACCGTAATCGGCCAAAGCACGCTGTCCCCAGTAAGAGCCGCGCAGCCCATTTTCACCGTGCAGACATTCGCCTTCAGGGTGAAGATAGAACTGCCTGCGTGCATAAGGCGTGTTATAGACCAGCAAGCCTTCGTCAAACTTGCTGGCTTGATTCACGCTGTTTTTCAATATGCCGGTATCGAAAGGCACGTACTGGTCGATGAGAGCGGCGGCTTTCTGCGCGGTGGCGAACTGTGCTTTCTGCAAAGCAGCGGTTTTCTCTGCGCCGAAATTTGTCTGCCAGTCCAGAGACATCTGCACACCGTCTGCCCGGAAGCGATATCCGGCAGGCTGTTCAAAAATGGGCTTGCTCACAGTCTCAGCTCCCTTCCACGTGCCAGTGGGGCAGCAGCGGCTCCCGGTCGTCCGAGACAGCCGCTGCCGTGCAGCATAGGTGCGTTTTTTCGAGTTTGGCATACTCGGCTTCGGTCAAGGCAGGCACCGCGCCCTGCACCAGCTTCCAGCCGCGTTTCAGGGTCCAGTGCTTGGTCTTTTCCGCTGCAGACAGCGCCGCCCACTGGGCATAGGGCAGGTAGCCCATGGTGCACACGCTGGCCGGGATGCGGATGTGGGTGGTGCGCTCCGGGTCCTTGGCAGTGCCGGAGCCGGAGCCGGAGGTGGAGCGGCATTCCCGCCAGCTGCACCCGGCGAACACCCAGCACACCGGCCTGTCCGTCTCGGTGGCAGTGTCGTGGATGAGGTTCACAACAGTAACAGCTGTCTGCATCACAAAATCCCCCTGTACAGCAGGCCGTGCGGGTCACTGCCCAGCGCGGTGCGGATGATCTCATAGGCTTCCTGCCGGGCGGCGGCGGTCACACTGGCATTGCTGCCAAAGGTGACGCTGTAGCCGTCGTTTGAGACGCTGGCAGCACCCGGCACAGCGCCCGCCGCAGACGCAGCGGCCAGCAGGCCGACGATCTGGGCGCAGGCATCTGCCAGCGCTGCCCGGCAGGCCTCGCACCCAGCGGCGTGGCTCTCTGCCCGGCCAAAGGTGGCGGCATCGATCATGCGGGAAGCACGGCTGCACAGCACACCGAAGGCCGCTTCCGGCACTGTACCGCCTGCAGCCGCATACTGGTCATAGGTGCAGTAGAGCATGGCCTTACGCCTCGATGCGCTTGATGTACAGGGTCTTGGGCTTGGACACCTTGATGCCGTACACCTTGCGCCCCTGCACAGCGGATGCGCCGATGTACTTGCCGGAGCCGCCCAGATCCTGCAGGTGCACCGTGGTCTGCCACTCCATGACGCGGTGGCACCAGTTGGGGTGGCCGCAGATGAACTCGGTGGTGGTTTTCTTGCTGGCCACGCGGGTGGTGTTCTCGAAATCCATGTTGTTGGACTCGTACACCGCAAAGCCCGCGATCTGACCCACTGCGCCGGTCTGCACCAGCTGCTGGGACAGATCGCCCTGCTTGATGAAGCGGTCGTCCTGCATGAGGAGCTCCAGATACTCGGGGCTGACGATCATCCAGCGGCCGGCCTGCGGCACGCCGTTGCGGCTCAGGGTGCGCTTTGCGGCCAGAGCTTCCTTGTAGGCGGTGGAAGCGGTGCAGGCGGTCTTGGTGGCGCTGATGTTGGCACCCGCTGCGCCCTGCAGCGCCTCGATGGACTTCTTGTCGATGGACAGAGCCATGGAGTAGCCTGCGCTGTCCAGACGCTCGGCGGTGATGCCGTCGGGCACGGATGCAGCGTCGAAGCCGTCGATGATCTCGTTCACGGCCTCGTCGTTGTCGATGTCCAGATCCAGATAGGTGGTGGTGCCGGCATCGGCATCCACGCCGTTTGCCTTGTCGTAGGCCTTGACGGCAACCTCAGTGTCGCGGACAGGGATCTTGACCTTACCGGCCTTGGGGCTGCCCTCGTAGCGGTTGTTGAAGATGGTATTGTCGCGGGTGACCAGAGTCGCACGCAGCTTTGCATCCACCAGAGCGGAGTAACGCTCCTGACTTGCATGTGCCATAGAAATCTCCTTTCGTTGTTACAGGTTCAGTTCAGGGTTCAGGGATTTGAAAGCGGCTTCCACACCATCGCTCTCGTTGGCGGGCGGGGCACCGTGCTCGGCTCCGGTGGAGACCACGGCCACACCGGCTGCACCGTCCTCACCAAAGGCCCACGGATTCGCCTTGGCAGCATCGTCCAGTGCCTTTGCAATGTCGGTACTGCGGTCGGCAGAGCCTTTCAGGGCATCCAGATCCAGCAAAGCCCGCACTGCCTTGACGCTGCGGCCCTTCTTGCTCATGATGGCGGCATTCAGGGCGTTATCGAAGGCAAAGCCCTCGGCCTGCGCCTTCATGTCGGCCTTCAGCTTGGTGACCTGCTCCTGCAGGCCTGCCACGTCCACGCCGTCAAAGGCTTTCAGGCCGTCCTGTGCGGTCTTGAGCTGGGCGTTTGCGTTGTCCAGCTGGGTCTGCAGGGCCGTGGCGGCAGACTTCTCCCGGTTGATGTCTGCGCCGTTCTCCTGCATGATCCAGTTCAGCTGTTCGTCGGTGATGCCGGGGATCTTGTTCTTCACGTCTTCACGCTTCATGGTGGAAACTCCTTTCGTGTGTGAGACCTCAGTTTTTTACACTGTTCTCTGTCAGTATTCGGTCGTGGGCGGGGTACGCGCCGCCCGCCGCATGGCACCGTTTGCAGGGCTCGAACCTGCCGCTTCCGGTTTTGGAGACCGGTGCTCTGCCAACATGAGCTAAAACGGCATGAAAAAAAGCACGGTGCAAACTGCATCGTGCTTGATATCGACTAAAACAGGGGTGTTTTAGCCGGTGTTACTTTTTGGGGTGCGGGTGCGGCGTGTATTTATCGTCCTGCGCGGTCTGAATTGCAGATACGATCATGAAAAACAGCCGGGCACCGTTCAGCAGAACGATCTCAAGCAGCGCAAGGATCATCAAAACAACAAGAACCGTAGTAACCATAGTGTACCTCCTGAAAAATGGGTAAAAGAAAACCACCGTCCGGGTGGATGGTGGTTAATCCTTATTGGCAAGAGCTTTGAGGTATTCCCCATACAGACGCTTTTGCTCTGCACGCTCGGCATCAATTTCGGGAGTAGAAATAACCCCTCTGCCGGGGACTGTATGTGTACGCCGATATTCAGCAATGAGCGCATTTTCACGCCGGACGCTTTCCTTTGTGAGCTGGTCAATCTGTTCCAGAGTATAAATCATGTTCGCTTCTCCCTGTGATAACACTTCAAGCCAAGTCTGCGGCATGTTTCGTCAATAATGACATGCTGGATATTTTCTTCATAATCATCGAAGCCATACCCTCTGCTTTCCATTACGGCATTTCGCTCCTCGCGAACTTCCTCACACACGGCTTCCCACTGCTCAAACGTGATATTTTCAGGTACAACAAAACGATAGCGGTATTTGTAGTCAACCGCTTCCATGACAGCAGTACCGTCAGCGAATGCGCCGGGGATATCTGCGTCTGTGCTAAAAGAATATTGCGTGGTTTTCGGTGGATGGGTGTGAATGTTGTAACTACCTTCCAGTTTACCACCCAGATACGAACAGTCAACCCCTCTGGGATTGTTGTCGGTCATATAATGTACTTCGCCATCTTTTGTAATGACCATCATATGCTCAACGTCAGATTTTGCATAGCCAGAACAGAACGAATTTTTAAGCGCGTCAACCTGTTTCGTGTTGGTCGTATCGACCTTTCCCAAAACTTTACGCACGGTTTTTCCATTCTGTCCAGATGCGCCGCCGCTTCCTCGTGTACTTTTAGCCTCAGGAAGCTCTGCCTTTCGCGCCTGTGCGCTTGCCCTGCCGGCTTCGCTCCTGCCGAACTTGGGCACGCTGACACGGGCGCTGTCCACACGGTCACCCGTGGCCTGTGCAAACTCTGCAAGGCTCTGGCGGGCCGCTTTCAGGCGCACAGCGCTGTCGGTAGGGTCCAGCCCGGCAGCATCCTCGGCCAGATACCGCTTTTTCCAGCGGCGGACGTTCCGCTCCCGGGCACGCTGCATCTGGGATATCTCGTAGGCGGTGTACTTTTTGCCGTTCCACTCGATGTTCCGGGCGTTCAGGGTTTCCAGCTGCTCACGCGTCCACGCGGGCGGGTCGCCCAGCTCCGGGAAGCAGGCAAAGAACTGGTGTCGGCAGTTCCAACCGCAAAGCCCTGCTCCCGTGCCGTAGCCGGTGGCGGCTTCAAAGTCCGGGTAGTGCTTGCCCTTGTAATCGACCGCGCCGCCCCGGTGGAACTGCCTGCCCTGCCACTCAGCGTGGGAAGGTCGTGCCCCGCCGTGGGCGGTGGTCTCGAAGAACTCCACGCCCATCTCGTCGGCGCGGGCCACCTGCAGCTTGCCAGCTGTCTGGTTCACGCCGGTCAGGATGGCACGGCGGGCGGCCACCTCGATGCTGTCCTTATGCCCGCTGGGATAGGTGACCATGGGCATGTCGTCTGCAAGGCTGTCCACGGCCTGTTTGACGGCGGTTTTGTAGTCGAAGGCACCGGTGCTCACCTTGAGCCATGCAGCGTCCAGTGTGCGCTCAAAGGCCCCTGTGACGGTGTTTGCCGTGGTGGCGGTGAGGTTCTGCCATGTGCCGCAGGTCTGCCGCGCGCCGGCATCCAGCAGGTTGTTCAGGGCGGCGCTCTCTTCAAAGGGCGTCGGCTCCATGTCGTAGTGGTAGTAGATGGCGTCCTCCCGCTCCATGGCTTCGGTGGCGGCCTGCAAAAGCAGCTTGCGGATGGCCGTTTCGCTTTTGCCGCTGTAGCGGGCCAGCAGCTTCACAACATCATTGCGCACCGCTTCGGTCTGCTGGTAGCGCCACAGCTGCCAGTTAGCGGTGGGGGTCACGGCGTCCATCTTGCCGATGCGCCGGGCAACGTCCTGTAAGATCGCGTCCTCGACCTGCTGCCAGAGCTGCACAAAGGCGTCCGGCATCTGGTCGAGGTAAGACGGCGGCAGCATCAGGCACCCCCGAAGGTGATCTGCTCTTCGGACTGGCTGTCTGCCTTGGCTTCTTCTGTCCACTGGTGGGCTTCCTCCTCGCTCAGGCTGTACCGGGCGGAGAGGTACCGGCAGCGGGGCACGAGGCCTGCCAGAGCGTCCTCCCGCAGCTGGCTGGTGCGCTCGGCCTCGCTGACGATGTAACTGTCGTCCCAGTTGACGGAAATGCTGGTCTCCGGGTCCACCGGTGCGCCCAGCAGGTTCTTTGCGGCCCACAGGATGGCCCGCAGAATGCCGATCAGTGCCGTCTCGATGGGGATCTGGTTCTTGTTGGCGTTCTGCACCAGATCCTGACGGCTGCCGGTGTACTCGGTGGCGGTGGTCACGGTGCCCTGATCGAACTTATAGCGGTGGCAGCCCAGTTTGCACTTGAAGCTCATCATGTCCAGCGCGTCCTGCACCGCCTGATGGTTGGAAGCGGTGCGCAGGTCGGGGTTATACTCCCGCCATGCAGCGGGCTGGTCGATGCCGCCTTCCGGCGTGGGCAGCTCGTAGAAGATCTGCCGGTGGACGGCATCCGGCGGCACGGCGTGCTCGATGCCTTCCTTGTCCACCCACTTGCGGCACAGGGAGCGGTCATAGAAGATCTTCTTGCCGCCGAGGCGGATGTCTTGCCGATAGTTGTCGAAGGCGTAGTCCACCATCTGTGCCGCGTCCAGCGCCTCGGAGAAGATGCTCATGCCCAGCCCCATGCCGCCGTCGATGTTCTTGGCAGCCGCCGGGCTGAACAGGCTGAACCATGCCGGTGAGCCGCCGACCGTGATGCTCTTTACCGTGCCCGGCGGGGTCTTGTCCTCGGTGATCTTCGCGAATTTCGGCGTGCCGGAGATGTCGTCCGTCACCTCAAACCATTCGTTGGTAATCGTGCGGCTGCCGTTCCTGACCGTGTGGGTCTGCAGGTAGACGGCAGGCTTTCCGCCCATCATGCACTCGGACACAAAGGCCGCTTCGGTCACAACGCCGCGCTCCACGCTGATGGGCAGGATGCAGCAGGCTGGGTCGTAGTCCAGCCGGATGCTCCCCTGCGGCGAAGGCAGAGCGTTGCCGGAGGCATCCACCGTCAGGTTCTCCACGCTCATCACAAAAGCGCCGGTGCCCGACCAGTAGGCCTGCTCCACCAGCCGGTTTGCGTTCTCCCAGAAATGCAGCTGCCGCAAAAGGCCCCCGGTCTGCTGTTCATCGCTGCCCAGCAGATAGGCAGATGTGGATGCATCGCCGATCTGGAGAGTGGTCTTGTCGTTGAGCAGCAGGTTTGCCCAGTCCTCGCAGACGTGCTTCGGCATCCGCAGGGAAGCTAGACGCCGCGAAATGGTGCTGCCGTCCGGTGTGTCCTCTTTCTGGTCGTGGATGTCGGGCACGTCGCCCTTCCACCACTGCCGCCAGACTTCGATGTTGCCGTAGTAGTCCGCATCGAGGTGAAGATGCTTTGTTTTGTTCAGGTGATCGATAAAAGCGGCAACGTTCATCTTGCAGTCAGTCTCCTGTAATCGCGTTCGATGGTGTACTCGAACGCATCCAATGTATCAATGTCGGTGGTGCCGTCGTCCAGACGTTCATCCACGCCGGGGTGCTTCTGGCTCCAAAGAGCCGCAGCAAGCGCATCCCGCAGGGTGGCGGCTTCCGGCATATACCAAAAGCGCCCGCCACCCATGAGAATGGATGTCAGGCGGATGCGGTCGATGATCTGGATCTTGGCACTGTTCTGCACCCGGTCGGCCAGCCAGGAAAGCGGGCAGGCCCGCAGCCGGGTGCGGATGTGGTTGATCAGCGTCTGTTCGGCGCTGTCGCAGAAAAGATAGTGGATCTCGCCGTACCGTGCGAACACGGCGGCGCAGAAATCGATGAGCTGCGCGGCGAGGAAGTCTGCATCCTGATCCTTCGGGTCGATGCGGGCGGATGCCAGACCCACGACCCCCGCGTAGTAGGGCAGGATGCCGGCAGCCACGAATGCGTGCCGAGAGCCGTTACCGCCGAAGTCCACCCCGATGTGGATGCGCCACGGGCGGCAGGGGGTGGCTGCGGGCCAGAGAAAGCGGCCATCCCCGGAGGCAATGCTGTCTGCAAAAGGGCGGTAGATAATGCCGCCCGCTGCGGCCCACTGGCCGAGGATGAAGCGGTTATAGTAGACCGTGCCCGCGTACTCCTTTTTCAGCTGTGCCACGAACTCCGGCGGCAGAGTGGGGTTGTCGTCGATGGTGTAGGCCTGACAGTAGATGTCCGCGTCGCTGTCCAGAAACTGCTTGAACCAGTGCTGGGGGTTATCCGGGTTGCAGGTGCCGTCAAAATGGCTGTGCGGACAGGACAGACGGCTTTTCAGCATCTGAAATACACCTTCGTCCCATGTGGTGATCTCGTCCCCATAGGCGTACTCGAAGGCTGCGCCCTGAATGCGGGCAATGTGCTTTTTGTTGTCGGCACCCAGCACGTACACCTTGCGGCCAAACAGCTGCACGATGTTGCCGGACGCCGAGGTGCGCACCACGCCCACAAGCTCCGGACCCCAGAGGGCCCGCATGGGCTCCAGCACGTTGCGTTCCAGCGTGCCGAGGGTGTTGCCCAGCATGACGCAAAGGCCCTCGTCCCGGGCCGCGCAGATGCGCTTGGGGATGGTAACGGCGCAGTCCAGATAGGTCTTGCCGGAGCGGGTGGCCCCAGTCTTGACGTTCCAGCGGTGGGAGCAATTGCGAAGGAACTCCTGCTGAAACTCAGTCAATGGCACTGTCCACACCTCCCAGCAGCTTGCGGGCAGCTTCCAGTGCAGCGGCGGCGGGGTCCTCCTGCACGGTCTCCTCGCCCAGCATCTTCAGCAGCACGCCTGCCGCCCGGGCATCACCGCGCTTGGCGGCTTCAGTAATGCCCATGACCACCGACATCTGATTGTCGATGTCCTCATTGTCCACCTCATCCCGCAGCAGGGCATTCACCCGGCGGCGGTCGGTCTCCGGCAGGCTGAGATAGTAGTCGGCGGCTTCTTTCATGCTGCGCTTGCGGCGGCGGGCCGCACCGGAAGCAATGCCGCCCTTCTGGGCGATCTGTCTCTGTTCGCTCTCCGTTCGTTCGTTGAACGGGATGAGATTTTCTTCGTTGGCCACGTCACCACCTCTCTTGCCGTAAAATCAAAAAGCCGCCCGGATGGACGGCTTGGGAATATCAAGAAAGCCAGCACGTTTCCATGCTGGCGGTTGACGCACATCCTGCCGGGAAACTTCACAAACCGGCTTGCGGATTCTGTGACCTCCGTTGTGTGCAGAGTCTGCTCGGGCTGGTAAGGAGGTCAACCACCGCTCTGCACACAGCCACGAGCGGGCATGTCGGCCCATGCGTCAGGCGATTGCCGTGACGGGGCACGGCATTGTGGAGCCGCCCTTGGAATCGAACCAGCCGTGTCTACACACACGCGCCGCGCTCCAAACTGCGCTCAGGCGGCCATATAAAAACAGCTCCGGTTATCCGCCGGAGCTGTTGGTTGGCGCACATCCTGTCAGGAAAGCTACACCTTGGCAAGGATTCTAAGGTCTTTTCTTGGCACGGGAGGTTGCACGTGCGGCCTTGCGGGTTGTCTAGTCCATGCGCCATACGGTGCGATACGGCGGAATCGAACCGCCTCCTGTCTCTCATGAGCGGCAGGCTGCCTTTGTTTCAATGTATCGCATAGAGCAGTCCGCGAAACGGAAGAGAGAAAAATGCATGCAAAGCCAAAAGGAGGAAATTATCATGGAGGTTCGTTTCGGAGACTGCGTAGAAGCGGCGCTCCGCTGTGCGCGGTTCCGCTTGTACTGATTTTACCTTACTTCACCCCGTTTCGGGAGTGCCGGGGCATCACAAAATAAACGGTGCCTTTCTATGCAATTTGTACAATTCATACAGTGCTGAAGTCTGGCCAGATCTCTGCAAGAGCTTTGCAACCCCGGTTAATACGCTTCCGGACAATATCAACACCGGAAACCCCGGTTTCATCGGCAATCTGATCCTGCGTTTTTCCATTAACGTAAAAATCTACGATCGCATTTGCGCACTCTGTGGCAACGACAAGGCAATATGCCCGCTTTGTTGCCTCGTTCTGCAACGCTGTCAGCCGCTTCACCATCTCCCGGTACCGCGTCTGCTCCTCAATGATATCCACAGCAGCATTACCGATTTTGTCTCCGTTTCCTGACGCAGTAGGCATACCGGAAAGGTTCTGCGTAATCTTTGTAGCACTGCCATAGATCCTGTGAATACGTTCAAGTTGCCTATCCACGTCTATCTTGTAGTCCCTGCACTGTTGAAACCATGCCTTGACATCGCGGTAGTCTACACCGTCTCGCTTTTCATTTTCAGGTGCACATGTGAAGATCATCTTTTTTCTCCTTTACTCCCTCCAAAAATAGCAACACTCCGGGCGCTGCGAACGGGACGCGGTACTCTGCCAAATCCGCAGGGATTATGTACTTTCGGCCAAACAGGCTCTTCATGTCGCTCCAAACGGCCCACGGAACGCGGTAGAAGCATCTGCCGCTGAAAGAACAGAGGACAAAGGCAATGCCGCCGAGGGCTTCTGTGCGGCTCAAACGAAGCGCTTGTGCAGTCAATACGCGGTCAAAGGTCATTCGATCGCTATCTGTGTGCTTCGCTTCAAAATTGATGGCCCTGCCGCCTTTGAGAATTCCCTTGTAGTCCGGCTGGGCCTGTTTAGTGTAGCAGGCAAGGAACCGGCCAGCACGGTCCGGGCTTCCAATCGGACGCATCGGTTCTGGGGTCTTTTCGATGTCTGCAAGGCCGATGGATCTGTAATAGGCGCAGGCATTGTCAATGATGTGCTCAAAGCCTTCGCCCTCTGCGCGGCTTCGGGCACCGGTATAGCTACGGCGAATACTTGCCGCCGTTCTTCTGTTATTCATTGCTCAATTCCTCCACATAGCACCAGCTTTGGGGCGGGCGGCAAATGGAACATCCGTCGATTTTGCAAGTCGGTGGAATCATGTAGTGATAAGACGGTTCATAGTTTTCACAACGCCGATTTCCGCAAACACAATTTGATCTGCCCATTCCAAAAAAACCAAATCTCGAAAACTCGTTAAGATCTCTTGGATTATCGTAAATCTTTAGATCGGAGATGTGCCAGCCGCAGCCGTCACGGCCTTTGAGATATTTTTCGGCGGTTTCCTTGCTCATGCAGGCCGCTTCAAGAAGTTCATCGGCTGGTTTGTAATATGATCCGGGCGCCATAACGTACAGGCTTGCCGGTTCCCAGCTTCCTGTTTCTCCAACATGGGTTAGGCCAGTAATTTTCTTACAGGTGAACTCACCAATGACGCGCCCCCTTTTCCCTGGCCATCCACCGCGGTTCTTTGCGGAAACGTCCCAGTTGTGGTCGTCCAAATTAAACTCTTTACTTGCTGTCAGGGTACAGTAGATGTACACCTTAAACGGTGTTCCATGCACAGGGCAAGTCCTGCGCACCTCAACTGTCTTTTCTCCGTCAAGAATTTTCTTGCACCATTTAGGCCGAATACTCAAAAGGACTGCTTTCATCAAGTATCACCCCCATTGTTCGGACATAGCCTTTGCCACGCCCGGAAAAGTTTTTGCACGGTTCTTTGCGCGGTCAGTGGTAAACATGCCCTTGTGTTGTTCACCATGCTTGTGCGAGTAGGAACCAGACGGGCACCATGTCGCGGTAGGTTCTACGATGTTTGTCGGGTGTAGCGGCGGTACACCGCGTTCCCACAGTAGCGTTTTCTTGCTGTACGGATGTCCGTACTCGTAGGGCTGGATTGCCTGCGTAGGCTTTGGATAATCAAAAATTTTGCTGGGGGTAGGATTCTCAATCACCACTTTTTCGCAATCTGCCGCCCACACGGCAAGAAAAAGCGCCTTGCCGCACAATCCCTCATAATACCGGGAAAGATTGAGCTTTCCTCCCTTGTACAGGTGTCTTGCCCCCGCGTTGCTCGTCTTTGTGCAGGGGACAAATGCGATAATCATGTCCCAGCTGGGCACGTCATGCACGGTTCCGTCCATGGTCACGACCTGCCCCCCCTCGATGGCCTTTAAGCAGTCACCGAGAATGTGCCATTCCGGGTGTCCGCCAGATGGCTCGATCAGGTCGCACGAGTAGGCTTCATGCCCACGGGCACGAAACGCTTTGCAGACCTCCTGCGATTCCTCGCAGGCAATAAGTACTTTCATTACCTGTACTCCTTTCCGGTGGCCTTGTCCCTCAGCGGGATGCGGCCTATGATTTCAAACCCTGCGATATTGGCCATCTGGCGCAGCAGGGGAACGATGTCTCCGATTCTGTCAAGCCGGGCGGCTTCCTTCTGGTACTCGTCCCGGCAGATGTTGCGCATGGCTGCGGTCGGTGTCGGGTCTGCATAGTGCTCAGCATTCCGTCCCATATTTTCCTTGCTCATGTCCTCACCCTCTCTCTTCCCACAAACACGCCCGAGAACAGGCGTTCTCCGATGGTGTAGTGATAATACCGGTGTCCTGCCGGAACGTCGTCTGCCGTGCCATCTGCCGGTCTGAGCACCATTGGATGACTAGCGACCTGAACGACATACTCACCGCCCTGCACAAGCCGCTGCATCCAGCTTTCTGCAGGTGTAGCATCAACCCGGCTTCCATCCATGCAGCAGACCGCTACGGCAGGCGGAACAGGGGACAGCATCGTGAAAAGTGAAAGCTGTTCGACTTCAATCACGGCGCACCTCCTACTTTGTAGATCAGAGCCACAGCAAGCATCCAAATCATAAAAGCGGTAGTTGCTGCAAGAGCTATGGGGTGATCGCGCAGCAGCCAGACAAGCGCATAGCAGACTGCCATAATAGCTGCAACAACAGCAACCATAAACGTTGCGGCGAACATCGCAAATCCTAATGTCATGAGCGTTTTTCCTCCGGCGGCAGCGGCATCCAGCCTACCACGGGGCGGTCTATCTTGTTGTTGTAAACGTCGTCCGGGTTGAAATGGCGGTATTCCCACCAGCCTTTCGGGATTTTGTAGTCGTCCCGCTCCTCGTCGTATGTCCCCCAATCGGGAAGATCTTCCCAATACCATACGCTATCTTGTAAAAAAACGCTCCCGTCTTCATAGTGCGCTGTCGTAATACTGTATCCGTCAATATCGTTGCGGTACAAAATCAGCACTTCGGTTTCGACCTTGGGCGGGTCCGTTTCAGGGTTGCGCCATGTCGGCTGCAGTGTTTCCGGGTCAATGGTGGGAGCGTCGTCCACGCTGTTCAGGGCATCCTTATAGCAGCATTCTTCAATAGTGAACGGATTGCTGGCACGAAGGTTCATTTCGATGCGCTTGTGCAAAGCGTTCGCGTCAATCAGTCTAACTTCATCCATCGTCACATCCTCCCTCACTTCACAGACGGGTTTACACGTTCCACCAGCTCACAGCCGGGCACTGCCGTGCCGGTCTTGAGCAGGGCCGCAATGGCCGTTTTGTTTGGCGTGCGGGTGGTCATCTCGGTCATGTACTCGGCAGGGACGGCAGCTTCATCCAGCACGCAGACGGCCTTACTGCGGCGAAAGCTCACCGCGCACCGGTCACTGCTGAAGTTCTGCCCACCCAGAGCATCGGTCAGATAGTGCTTGAGACTGTCGATCTTGCGCTTTGCGGCTGCCTTGCGGTCAGCAAAAGCCTTTTCCTGCGCTTCAAAGGCCGCAACATCGGCTTCGAGGTTCTTTACCCAGCAGGCGATGTTGTCCACCTTCTCGGCCTTTGCCATGTTCAGCTCTTCCAGCCGGTCGATGTCCATAACCTCGCCGGTCTCCTGATCGATGCAGTCCAAAATCTGCGAGTTGATCTCATACAGGTTCATAGTGCTTTTTACCTCCATTCGTTCAGAGCACGAGAAACGGCCCTGAACGGCGTTTTGCGTTTTGTGGTATAACTTTGCCGGTTTACCCTAAAACCATGCTCAGAGGGCCGCGTATGCCGGTCTGAGCGCGTGTGTACCGGCTATTGCTTTTTTAATGGCCTTCGCCGGGCTGCGTCTGCCAGAAAATTCTTTGCATTTTCGGCTTCCTCTGCCGGGCGGCTTGCCATGAACGCCCGGTTGCGCGGGGCATTCGCCTTTTTTGCTTCATCCCTATCACGGGATATCCACCCGGATGCTGCAGCCTTCCAGTTCTTCATGGGATTCCGGCCCACCTTCCAGCCGTTGGACTCGTAGTAGGCATGGAACCGAATAGCCTGCCCTTCTGTGCCACCCTTCTCCGCAAAGTAACTTTTCACCGTTTCAACATCCGGCGGTGAAAACCTGCTTTTGGGGGTAGGGGACAGCGCTTCAGCGCTACTACTATCAGATACTTTAGTATCTGTTGTACTTTGTACTTTGTACTTTAGGGGCCTTTTGGTTTCGTTTGGTTTCTCAAAAAAACCAATTGGTTCCGTTTGGTTATCGTCAAAAACCTTTTGGTTTTCGTCGGTTTTCTTTGGTCTGCCGCCCTTTCGACCTGCTTCTCGGTGCGCAAGAATAGAACGTTGATACGTCTTTATGTTTTCGTCCATAAATGAGCGCAGGGATTCAAAGGCCACCTGTTCGATAGGCTCAAGCCCTTCCGGCTCTTTGCCGTGCTCCACATACTGCCGCATTTTTGTGAGCACGTTTTTGTATTGCTCAGGTGGCAGGATGTCCAAGATTACGAACTTGTCAAAGGGTATCAACAAGCCTTTTGGGCGAGCCATTTCGATATCGTCCACCACTAACCACCTCCTTCCCGTTTTTGAAAACCAAACGCTTTTCGTAAAAACCATTTGGTTTTCTTTGGTTTTTACAGGTCGATGATCTTAACCTCTACGCCGTAGCCGATGACGTTCCGGCACTGCTGTTTGATGCGGGGGATTGCAACAGCGCTGCTTTTGAGGAACTTCTTCGTGCTGGGGGTGCAGGCCAGATACAGCGTAACGCCGTCCAGACTGGCCTTGGTTCCGCGCAGGTTGTCCGCAATGAACTTGTCACCGTAGACCTCAACACGGCGAATAACCTCTCCCCAGTTCGCAAAATTCTTGCCCGGATACTTCGTAGGGGTGGTTTCCTGTTCAGCCTGCTGGCTGTTCTTGCTCTTGAGTTCGTTCAGGGCATCCAGCATTGCCGTCATGCAGGAAGAGCACACCTTGATCTCGTTCTGAAGCTCAACAAGGGCACTGTTCAGGACCACCAGCTGGTCAATGGCCTTCTTCATGTCCTCGTTCTGCTGGTACAGGCGGCTGTCGATAGATTTCAGCAGGATACACACCCGGCTATCATCCGGGGTATCATTCGGTACATCCGCAAGCATGAAGTCGTATGCACCGTTGCGGATATTGATAACTGCCGACACGGAACGACCGATAATGGCTGCGACCTCTGCATCTGGCAGGCCCTTACTAAGAAGAAGCTTTGCATTGCGCACCTCTTCCGGCATAATATTTCTTTTTGCTGGCATTTTTCTCTCCCTCATTTCTGCCGCTCAGAACGGCAAATCTTCATCGTCGTTGATAACGGCAAAATCGTCCGTGCCGGTCTCAGCCGTCTGCTGGGCGCTCTGAGCGTTTCTAGCTTCGCGGGCATAACTTTCCGTCTGTTCATCAAAACCCCGTGTAGACGTGTTGTCAGGGGCTTTCGAGCCGCAAAAGCTGACCTCACGCACCTGAATCTCATAGGCAGTGCGGTTGTTGCCCTGCTTGTCCTGATATTTCCGGGTCTGCAAGCTGCCATTGACGGCGATCATGCTGCCCTTGTCGAAATACTGGGAGATGAACTGCGCCGTCTTGCCCCATGCAACGCAGGGCAAGAAATCCGTCTCGCGCTGGCCATTTGCAGAATAGCTGCGTTCGCAGGCGACATCAAAAGAGCAGATCTCCTTGCCGCTTGTGGTGGTGCGGAGTTCCGGGGTATGGGTCAGACGTCCAATAGCTGCGATCATGTTCAGCATAGATCAGCCCTCCTTCGGCTGTTTCTGGGCACACGTCCAGCACAGGACGCGCCCAAACTTCTTCTTGGTGCTTGCGGCGGTCTCTGCCGGTTCAACGGTGCGGTTCTTATAAGACACCGGCTGAAGTGGTTTGCCGCAGCAGGCGCAGATAAAGGGCTGTTCCTGTACAGGCTGCGATTTCGGGGCAGGAGCATTACGCTTCGGAGCAGGAGCTTCACGCTTCTGAGCAGGCTGCTTCTGCGGCTTGTTCACACCTGCGGGGTTTCGACCTTCTGCCGCATGATACTCGTCCGTGTCGGCATCCTTGGTATCGTCGATGCAGAACAGGCCGTTCAGGGCATACTTGCGGGCGTAGCTGCTGGATGTTCCCGTCACCTGTGCAGCGTCCATCTTGGTTTTTTGCTCCGGCTCTCTTGCGTATGCCTTCACGGAAATGCAGCCACCATCCAGAGATTCCAATTTTGCAGTGGCTTCGATGTAGTGCCACCCCTCAAGAACCTTCGGTTCATCGGAGAGCGTAAGCAGCAGGTCATGAGCCTTGAGAATAGGCTTCACTGCTTCCAAAATGTCCTCACAGGAACGATATCTGTACCCGCCGAAGGTGTTCATCTGCCCTTTAGGGGCCTTGAGTTCGCTCTGCACAGCGGCCAGAGCGGCGTAAATGCTTGTGCTTTCCATTACTCTTCATCCTCCTGATCTTCGGTCTGTTCTGTCCCTCGCGGCAGGAAATAGTAATCATCCGGCGGCTCAAGTGCCGGGCCGTAGCCGTCAAGGGAAAGGTCGTACATCGGATTCATACTGCCACCTCAGGTGCCGGGTCAATGGCGGCAGGGGAGATGTCCGGTGCAGGAATCAGCTTTCCAGCGGTCAAACGCTGCAGAGCAGGGGAGTGCTGCGTTTCGCTTGCAGGCTTCCCGAACTTGACCTCGGCACCCAGATCTTCGACCTCGACCGTGACGCGCAGGCGGTACAGGCTTCCTGCTTGACCGAGGGTAGAATAGACATCGTTCATCAGCTTGTCGATGACTTCCGGGACATAGTTCCCGCCCACAAACCTGCCGTCGCTCGAAAAGCGGCCCTGAATCTCAACATAATTTTTTTCCATCTGTAAAAACCTCCGATTTTGTGGTATCATCGGGGTGATGAAGTCGTTCAAACTCATCATCCCTTGCAGCTCGTCGGTGTTGGCGCACCGGCGGGCTTTTTTCGTATAGTGCGTACCGGCGGCAGGCTGTCCACCTCGCTGCGGTCGATACGTTCCCGCGCAAATGTGTACTTGTAAGTTCGATGGCTGCCGCTGAGCCCATGGCTGACGGCAGACGCAAAGCTGTTCGCGCTCTTGTAGCCCAGCCGCCGGGCACACATCTCAGACGTGCCGGATGCCAGCAGATCGCCGGTTTTGGCATCCCAGACGGTGTACCACATGACGCTGGTAGCGTTTTCATTACGCGCCCTATAATCCCTGCAATATTGGTTGTGGCGCTCTCTGCGGCAGGAAGCGCAAAAGCGCAGGTTGCCAGCAACATTTTCCATCACCTTGCCGCAGTCCAAACAAACGCGGGTAAAGTGCTTTCCTTTATTCATGGGTGGTGTCAGCCCGCCTTCCTGCCGCTCTTCACGGTATTGGCCTGCGGCTTGTGAATCTTGCGGGGCCGCTTCTCACGCGCTTCGGCTGCAAAGCCCAGCCGCATGAAGAACACCGCCAGCAGAATCAGCACCATAGCCGTAATGAACGCACCGTCCGAAATGGTGCCGCCGGTCTGACAGGTGCCCTCGAGGCCCATGCTGTACAGCAGGCCCGTCGCAAAGCTCCCCATTGCAAGCCAGTACCAAACGCCAGATTTGATTCTCATGCGGATTCTCCTTTCTCAACAGTAGGGAAGAACAGCTCCCCGATTTCGTCCTGCCGGATGTCCAACAGTTCACAAATTGCTACGATCTCTTTACTTGTCCACGGCTGGTGCCCGTTCATCCGGGCGCTCATAGTGTACCGGCCAATGCCGCTATGTTCAGCGACTTCCTGATCGCGGTAGCCGCAGCTGTGGAACCGCCCCCGCAGCTTCCAGTACGGAATCTGCCGGAAGGTGCCCTGTACGACCTTCATCATGCTTTTTCGACCTCTTTTCTTTGATGTGTGCCAGCCGTGCAGGCTGGTTCTTGTCCCAGCGGGCTTCCCGCCAGTATTTGTTCCGCCCGTTCATCAGGCGGTCTCCTTGCCAAGACGCTGCTCCTTCTCCTGCTCGCTCAAAAGCTCGCGGGGGTCAACGTTCAGCGTGTCGGCAATGGCCTTGAGCGTCCGGGGGCTGGTGCCGCCCTTCTTTTTGATGTAGTAGTAGGTGGCCCGCTCAAGGCCAGCAGCCTGCATCAGCTCGGTAACATTTACTCCCCGTAAAATCATCAGGGATTCAATTTTTTTCATGCTTACCTTCAAATTATCACCTTCTTTCACGCTTCCAGCCGCTTTGCCCGGACATTCAGAAACTGGTTCACAAAGTAAATCTGTCCCTTCCCCGTGACTTTCGGGGTCTTGTTGATGCTGGTGTGGCCGTCCGAGTGCACCACGGTGGTCTCCTTGATCTCAAACAGGCACATTTCCACGGCCCGCTGGGTGGGCATATTATAGTCGCTGCGCTTGGGGTCGCGGATCAGATAGCCGTGCTCCCGCATCCAGCTGAACAGCCGGTTCTGCCCGATCTGCACACCGTTCTGGCACAGCAGTTTTGCCAGCTCACCTACAAGGATGCTCTTCTTGCTGGCGCTTACAGCATCCGCAAAGATGCCCTTCGGGGTCAGCTCTGCAATCTGAGCGTCCTTGTGTTCCAGCTCGTCGTGGGCGGCAATAAGGGCCTGCGCCATCAGCTCCGCGCGGGAAAGCTGCGGGCGCTGTGCCAGCTGCTTCTCCATCTGGTTGAAGGCCTCGATGTACTTGAGCTTCCACTGCACGGCTTCCTTGCCGGTAAAGCCCATGGCCAGCAGGGAAAAGCCGTCACGGTTCATCAAGTATTCCGGGAATTTCTGGCCGCGATACTCGAACTCGGTCTCGTGGAAGAATTTAGTAGCCGAATTTTCGGCCACTAAAAGTTGACGAATAGCCGCCAGAACGTGCTTATGCTCCTTGCCAAAGCGCTTGGCAACGTCCCGGCTGGATGCCACTGGTTCGCCGTTCTGGGTGGATAAGATAATGTCGTCCATGTGGATTTGTACCTCCTTGTATTCACTTCACTTTCGCTGTAAAATAAAAAGACGGAAAGGAGGTGAATGGAAAAATGATTTTTGAAAATTTTTTAAGAATGCATGGTCTGAATATGCAAATTGAGCGAGATGGTGAAATTATTGCAACCGTTCCAGGTTTGCCAAACCGAGAAACGGCAACGAACCGTCAGTACGTTGGATTTCGCCCAAAAACCGATATTAAAATAGACGATGTTATTATCACTCCGGCCAATGAACGGCTTTATGTAACGGAAACGCAGGCATCGTTCTTCCAAAAGCAGCAGGAAGAAATAAAAGCGTTCTATATGACCGAAGTCGAGAAAAAGCGAAAAGAAACCGAACAGCGTCAGAGTAATATTTATAATATCGGTACAGCTTACGGTTCTGTAATTGGAACAGCCAATACAGCGACCATCAACTACCAGACGAATTTTCAGGAACTGCGGGAAATGGCAGAAGCTGAAGATGCACCGGACAAAGAGCAAGTCCAGAAGTTAGTTGATCTTGTTGAGATGATCGTAAATGACCAGATTCCTCCGCAGAAGGGATTGTTGTCCAAGTTTTCCGAAACGATGGAACGTCACTCGTGGATTACAAGTGCTGTTGCATCTGCGCTTGTATCGTGGTTGACACAACTTCCGCACTGATCTCGATGGTCAAGTTTAACAATGCTTTTCCATTGCTGGACTGAACCAACGAATAATCCTTCACGTTCTGGATAACCGTTCCGTCTATCTGGCAGCTAAAACGATTGTCCAAGTGCGACAGCTGAATCTCTTGCGCCCCGCGCTTCTCTTCCTTAGGAGCGTGGGGCCTTTTGCTGTTGCTCATCTTCTTCACCTCCTTTGGATGAACTTGCAAAAGTGTAATTAAATTCCACTTTTCTTGCAAAAAAATATGGAATCACGCTGCTGCATGTCCATGCCGAGAGTATTGGCCAGAGTGTCAATTTCACTGGCCTTAAACTCGGTCTCGTTATCAATTTTCATCTGCAAAGCATACGGTGTCAGGCCCATAATTTCGGCAATGGCCTTATATTTAAGCCCGGAATCTGCAATGATGGAACGCAGCGCATTGGTGTCGGTCATGGTTGTCACCTCCTTTCAAAGTGGAATTGAATTCCACTAACCACATAATAGCACCGAGTGGAAATAAAGTCAACCTTTTTTGAGGAAAAAATAAAAAATACTTGAATATTATTCCACTCTATGATAAGATAAGAGCGAAGGTTGGTGATTTTATGGCAACTCTATACGACAGAATCAAAAGCCGCCGCACGGAGCTTGGCTTAACAGTCGAAGAACTGGCTCACAAGATGGGCTATAAAGATAAATCTTCTATAAGTAAGATTGAAAATGGTAAAGCCGATATCCCACAATCAAAAATTGCAGCATTTGCTGATGCGCTGCAGACCACCCCCGCCTACCTGATGGGCTGGGAAGAACAGCCGGAGCCCAAGAAGCCCACCATCCCCCCGGGCTTTGAGCCGATGCCAAAGATGAAGAAGATCCCGCTGATCGGAGCCATTGCCTGCGGGGAACCCATCACGGCAGAGCAGAACATTGAAAAAATGGTGGACGTGCCGGAGAACATCCGGTGCGATTTTTCCCTGACCTGCCACGGTGACAGCATGGTAGATGCCGGCATCCATGATAAAGATGTGGTGTATATCCGCATCCAGCCGGAGGTGGAGAACGGAGAGATCGCCGCAGTGCGCATTGACGGCGAAGCCACCCTCAAGCGGGTATATTACAACCCAGGCACGCTGACCCTGATGCCTGCAAACCCGGCCTATGCGCCTATGATCTATACCGGCTCCCAGCTGGAAGAGGTGCACATTGAGGGCAAGGCCGTAGGCTGGACGCACTGGGTGGGGTGATTTTGGATTATCGGAGTCATTCCAGTCTATATAGCGAAGGAGTGTTATGTATGAAGAAAACTATGAAAAAGACCGCTGCAGCACTGTGCATTGCCGCAACGCTTATATCTGTGGCAGCGCCGGCAATGGCTGTCAGCCCAGCAGAATATATGAGCACAGCCGCTCTTGAAGAATGCAATACTGCGACGGTAGCGCAGGTGGAAAGCCTGATCAACCAAATCGGAACCGTCACGACTGCCCGCCGCCCGGCAATTGTGGCTGCTGTAAATGCCTATAATGAATTGGACGATGCAAGCAAGGCGCAGGTCAGTAACTTTGCGGTGTTGGCAGAAGCCCAGCAGGTGCTTGGACTGAAAGACGCTCTTGCAAAGCTGAAAATCAGTTATGATAAGGTCGAGGACGCAAGAAGCTATGTGTCACCCACGGAAGACCGACTGAGCAATCAAGGCAAAAGCTATATACTGCCCTTCTTTGTAAATGGCAGCACCAATGATCCGTCAATGTTTTTCATGGTTCTGTGTAGCGGCAACAAATATGTGTACTTGGACACGATTACGATTCGCGCGGGCGAGTATAAATATACCTACACGATTGATTGGACGGATGTGGATCGTGGCTATGATGGAAAGCAGTACTGGGAACTGACATCTTTTATGGGCGATGATGAAGATATCCAGTGGTTTAAGAATATTTTGAGCGCTGATGAAATCATTATCCGATACAGCGGCGATGGTGGCAGCATCGACCACACAGTCTCCCCCGAAGAGCGTCAGGCGATTACGGATGTTTTGAACGCATATGATCTGTTCAAGGCAGCAAGCCCGACTGTGCGCGCAAAGGCTTTGAATAACTGATGTGAACTAAACAAAAACGCCCCCGGTGCTGCGAACACCGAGGGCGCAGAAGGAGAAAATACGGGATGACAAAAGATACCGAAAAGGTCTTGCTGAAACTTTATCGTGCATACACGGAGCGCCGCAAAACCTTGCCGAAGTCTCAGGCAAAATACTTTGCATCAGAAGATGTGTCGGCTGCATTGCCGGGGATTCCGTGGGATGACGTGAGAGAGGCGCTTGCGGAACTGCGTGATGATGGCTATATCGACCTTTACATGATGGGTGCCTGCGATCTGTTTCCGAAGGCTATCGAGTACGGCGAAACGGCTGTCGAACGCGGCATTGACAAGGCGCTGGATGTGTGGAGTAAACTCCATTAACCGAGTTTCAGTTTGTCCACCGAAATGTTCAGCGTCATATCTGCGAGGGGATGGCCCGCATCGCACTGGATGGAGAAGCCTTTGACGCGATGGACTTCAACACCGTTCAACTTCATTTTGAAGTCTTTTTCGTCAAGATAAAGTTCGACGGCATTCTGACGCTCTGACATGATAGCACCTTTCTTTCTGTGTATGAATGAAAAGATTCGTTCACGTTCATTATAAATCAAAATTATGCTAAAGTATAGCATAATTTTGATTTGCACAAACAAATAAAAAAACCTCCCCCGGTGTTACCAGCACCGAAGGAGGTTTCCGAACCGCTTGCCCGAAGGCGTCACGGCTCTGTACAGTAGATTTTGGCGAACCTCTGCACAGACTATGATACCACCTCCGGGCAGGCTTGTCAAAGTGTACCCTTGTGTATGGAGGCGGATTTTATGAAAAAACGGGTCAACACGGCATTTTGGGTGGAGAAGGAAAAACGCTGGTGTATCGCGGTGCAGAAGAACGGCACCCGCAAACGGTTTTACAGCAGCACGCCTGGCCGCACCGGCCAGCGGGAAGCCAACGCAAAGGCCGATGCCTGGCTTGACGATAGCATCCGGGACGGCAAGAAGAAGGTAGCTGCCCTCTATGCCCAGTGGGTAGAAGAACTGAAGCTCACCTGCGGCACATCCTATGTTGAGCAGTGCAAGAAATACGGAGATTACTATATTCTGCCTGTCTGTGGGGACATCCGCATTGACGAGCTGACCGAAGGCGATCTGCAAAAAGCCATCAATATGTCTTTCAAAAAGCGATGCCTTAAAAAGGAGCGTCAGCGTAGGTCAAGCGACAAGCCTTTGAGCCGCAAGACCCTTATGACGATCCGCTCAACGGAGATCAGCTTTTTGAAATGGTGCCGCCGGAACAGGTACAGTACGATGTTCCCTGAGCTGTCTATCCCGAAGAATGCCCGCATGGGGAAGAAAAAGATTTTACAGCCGACCGCTTTGAAAGTCCTGTTTGATGTGGACACCCGCCTTTACTATGGCAAGCTGGTCTTTGACGAGTATATCTATGCCTACCGGTTTGCAGTTGCTACAGGTGTACGCCCCGGTGAACTTGTGGGGCTCTGGTATGGTGACGTCAAAGGGAACACGGTCAATCTGCGCCGCAGCATCAACCGGTTGGATGAGGAAACCACCGGCAAGAACGAAAACGCCATTCGCTCATTTGATATGGGCGAGGAAGCCCATGAGGCCTACGAAGCGCAGGTGGCCTTGCTGAAGGCTTCCGATATCCCGCTGAACTATACCACCCCTTTGTTCCAGATCCCGAACCAGAGGGCTTTATTCAAGCGCTGGAAGAAGTACCAGCGTGACAATGGCATTGAGCCTCAGGTCACGCTGTATGAGATGCGACACACTTTCGTCAGCATTGAATCAGGCGTATTGACCGACAGCCAGCTGAAGATGCTGGTCGGTCACAGCAAGAACATGGACACTGCCGGAGTGTATCGGCACGAGCTTGACGGTCAGAGGGAAGATCTTGCTGCCGCTACCACCGCGGCATTCAAAAAGGCACAGGCCTGACTCTGGTAACAGTTTCGGTAACACTCTTTTTTGTAAACGTAGCAAAATACATGGGTTACAAACCAACCCCACTACATTTTTAGCAAGTGTTTAGGCGCGTTGCAGATATGTTTTTGACGTCACTCAATCATTTTTTATTGTTCGACCCCCATCGCCTCCACCAACAAAAAGCACCTGGATTCGTTGAAATCTGGGTGCTTTTCTTTTTGCTGAAACTGGTTTATAAAGCACTCT